ACGTTGCCCCAAATGCCAGGCGTACAACCAAGGCGTCACGCACCGGATCATCCGCGCGAACACGGAGGCACCATGAGCGCTGGCTACGACTGCCCAGTGTGCGGACAACCCTGGCCCGTCGCCTCGCTCGCCCAACTCTGCAAGCACAACCCGAACCACAAACCCCGATAACCCCGAGACACCCCACGTCTCCCTTCCACGAGCCTGGCGCTCACGAAGAGGTGAATGACAATGGCGCGAGGGCGAACATTCGACGATGGAGCACGCGCGCGCAAGCTTCACGCCGCCGGCAAGTCCTGCAACGCGATCGCACGCGAGCTCGGCGTCTCTCCCTCGACGATCAGCGGTTGGGCGAAACGGGAAGGCCTGAGCTTCGCCCGTTCCAAGACTGCTGCCGCTGTGGCCGCTCAGCGCATCGACCGTGCTGCTGTTCGGGCCGACATCATCGACCGCATGTACATCCGCTCGCAGAAAATCCTCACCCGGCTCGAGGCGGACTCGTTCACGTATCGGATGCCGACGCAGTACGGGTCGGAGATCGTCACCGACGACGCTGCCCCTCCTGGTGACGAGAAGAACCTCGCCGCGGCGATCGGCATCTACCTGGACAAGGCGACCCGCCTGGAGCTCGTCGATGCTGGCGATGGTTCACAGACCGCGAAGAGCATGCTGGCCGATCTGGGCCGGGCGTTGGGCATCAAATCTGAGCCTTGAAAACGTGACCGATAACAGCACATATGTCAGTCTGGGTAATGGCCGTGTGAAGGCTGGGAGGCGACCGTGGACCTTCCACTCTCCCCCGCACAGGTCGCATCCATCCGCGACAGCGTCACCCGCGTGGCCGTGTGGGAAGGCTCGATCCGCTCTGGCAAGACCATCGGCTCCCTGATCCGCTTCCTGATCTGGGTCGCGACCGCCCCCACCGGCGGACAGATCGTCGTCATCGCCCGCACCCGCGACACTGCCGCCCGCAACGTGTTCGCCCCGCTCATGGACGAGAGCCTGTTCGGGCAGATCGCCGACCAGGTGCACTACACGGCCGGCGCACCCTCCGGCACCATACTCGGCCGCACCGTGTACGTCATCGGCGCATCCGACGCGAAGTCCGAGAAGGTCCTCCGAGGCCTCACCGTCGCCGGCGCGTACGTCGACGAGATCACGGTCATCCCCGAAGAGTTCTTCACCCAGCTCCTCGGCCGGATGAGCGTCAAGGGCGCGCAACTGTTCGGCACCACCAACCCGGACAACCCAGCCCACTGGCTGAAGCGCCGCTTCCTCGACCGCCTCGACACCCTGCCCGACTGGCGCCGCTTCCACTTCACTCTCACCGACAACCCGAGCTTGACGCCCGAGTACGTCGAATCCATCAGCCGGGAGTTCACCGGCCTCTGGTACCGCCGCTTCATCCTCGGCGAATGGGTCGCAGCAGAAGGCGCCATCTACGACATCTGGGACCCCGCCAAGCACGTCCTGCCGTGGGAGCAACTGCCGCCCATGCGCCGCCTCCTCGGCGTCGGCATCGACTACGGCACCCAGCACGCCACCTCCGCAATCCTCCTCGGCCTCGGCTTCGACCGGAAGCTGTACCTCGTCGACGAACTCCGCCTCGACCCCGCCAAGTCGCAGGTGCGCCTCACCGACGCGCAGCAGTCCGAACGCATCGTCGCCTGGCTGAAAGAACCCCACCTGCCCGAAGTGCAAGGGCTCAAACCCGAGTGGATCATCTGCGACCCCGCCGCAGCCTCCCTCCGCACCCAGCTGTACGCCGACGGCATCAGCACCACCGCCGCCGACAACGCCGTGTCCTACGGCATCGGCGTCGTCGCCTCCCTCCTCGGTGATGGGCAGCTGCTCGTGTCCGACCGCTGCGCCGGGGTCATCGGCGAATTACCCGGCTACTCGTGGGACCCGAAAGCGTCCGCCAAGGGCGAGGACAAACCGATCAAGGTCGCCGACGACTCCCTCGACGCCATGCGCTACACGATCGTCACCACCGAAACCCTGTGGCGCGACGAACTCGCCACCCAAACCCTGTCCTTCTAGCCGAAAGAGGAGAACCTCATGGCACTGCCTCTCTCCGGTCAAGCATGGCCACCCAAGCACATGTCCACGTTCCTCCCGCAGCTGGGCCTGTGGTCCGCCTGGTACTCCGGCGACCCCGACCACCTCTCCAGCGTGTACGGCGGCGCCACCGGTGCTGACTCGTCCCGCACCGGATTCTTCGCATCCGACCACGGCGGATTCAAAGCCACCGCTACCCGTCTCGCCCGCTGGTTCTGGGGCGAACGCTCCATCGGCCCCGACCGCCGCACGAAACTGCACATCCCCATTGCCGCCGAGCTGTGCCAGGCGTCCGCCGACCTGCTGTTCTCCGACCAGGTCACCCTCACCGTTGAGAACGCGAAGACCGCTGGCAAGGCCACGCAGGAGCGTCTCGACGCACTGTCCGGCGATGGCATGCACGCCGAGTTCGCCGAGGCCGCAGAGGTCGGCGCTGCGCTCGGCGGCGTGTACATGCGCGTCACGTGGGACCCCGACCTGATGGACGAGCCGTTCTTCACCCACGTCGACGCCGATCAGGCCATCCCCGAGTTCAAGTGGGGCCGCCTGTCAGCGGTCACGTTCTGGCAGGTCATCAAGCGGGACGGCAAGATCGTCTACCGGCACCTCGAGCGCCACGAGAAGGACACGTTCACCGGCCACGGGGTCATCCTCCACGGCCTGTACATGGGCGAAGAGGACAACCTCGGCGTGCAGGTGCCCCTCAACTCGCTCACCGCCACCGGGCCGCTCATGGCAGCCGGTGAAGCCGCCGGCAACACCATCATCGTCGACTCCAAGTCCAAGGGCCTGTGCGTCGTCTACGTGCCCAACCAAACCCCGAACCGTATCTGGCGCACTGACCTCCTCGGCCGCCACTTCGGCCGCTCCGACCTCGACGGTGTCGAACAGCTCATGGACGCCCTCGACGAGACCATGTCGTCGTGGATGCGTGACGTGCGCCTCGGCAAAGCGAAGATCATGGTCGCGAAGTCGCTGCTGCAGAACGCGGGCCCCGGCAACGGGCAGGTGTACGACAACGACCAGGAGGTGTACGCCCCGGTCAACACGTTGGCGGGCAAGGACCAGCCGCTGTCGTCGCAGATCGAGTCGGTACAGTTCGACATCCGCGTGCAGGAACACAAGGAAACCGCGGAGGCGCTCCTCGAGCAGATCCTGCAAATGTCCGGCTACTCCACGCAGACCTTCGGCGTTGGCGACACCGGCACAGTCCGCACGGCCACGGAGATCGAGTCACGTGAGCGTCGCTCCCTGATGACACGCGACCGGAAGTTGCGACTCTGGCGGCCGGCTCTCGCCGAGCTCACCGAGAAGCTGCTCGCTGTCGATGCTGCCCTGTTCGGCAACCCGAACACGGCCGGCCCCGTCACCGTCACCTTCCCCGATGGCGTGCAGGAGACGCAGCTGGCGCTCGCGAACACCGCGCAAGCGTTGTTCCTGGCACAGTCGGCGTCGACCGCTGTCCGGGTGGGCTTGCTACACCCTGACTGGGACGACGACGCTGTGGCCGAAGAGGTGACGCTCATCACCGCGGAGTTCGCGATCGCCCTCGACCCGATGGTGCCCCCAGACTTTGGCGCGCCGATCGACACGCCCGCCGACACGACAGCGTGAGGGGTGACCGGTGACTGAAACACAGCAGTCCCCGGACACCACAATCACGGTCGCACTCACCGCGGCTCTCATCGCCCTGTACGCGGGCGCGGAGCAGTACCTGCTGAGCCGGATCACCCGCATCCTCCGCCGCACCACACCGGACTTCATCGGTCGTGTCGCAGTGGTGTCGCAGATCCGCCAGCTGACCGCGAAGGTCATCTACCAGCTGGTCACCGTCGGCGGCCCGATGATCGACCAGGTCATCGCCCTCTCCGGTGCGGCCGGCGCGGTGGATGGTGAGCAGGCAGCACGTGCAGCGCTCGACGCTGTCGTGCGCGTCACGGGCACCGCAGGCGTCCCTGAAGAGATCGCGGGTGCGCGTGGTGCTGGCGGGCCTCCCATCCCGCCCAGCGGCGGCGTGGCAGCGGGCGGCACCGGTTCCGGCGGCTTCGACCTGTCCGTGCCCCACGGTGTCCGCGCTGAAGCGGCCATCCGGCAAGACCTGGTCAGCGAACTCGACGACGTGCGGTTCCGCCTCACCCGCCTCCCCGACGACATCTACAAGGCGATCACCCCGCAAGGCGCGATCCAGCAGGTGCTGCAGGGCAACGTCACCCCCGCGTACGCGCAAGCGAAAGCATGGCGCGAACTCACGGCGAACGGCATCACCGGGTTCACCGACAAGAGCGGCCGCGAATGGTCGCTGTCCGCCTACGTGGAGATGGCCGTGCGCACCAGCGTGCAGCGCGCCTACAACGCGTCGCACATCGAACGCATGCACGCCCTCGGCATCCACTATTTCACCGTCCCCGACGATGGCCACCCCTGCCCGATGTGCTTCCCCTGGCAGAACAAGGTCCTCACCGACGGGCCGATCGAGCACCCGGAGATGCCCGTCGACGGCACCATTCAGGAAGCCGTCGCCGCCGGCCTGCTCCACCCCAACTGCCGACACTCGTTCGTCCCGGTCATCCCCGGCGTCACGAAGCTCCCGAAGCCGCGCATGTGGTCGATGGATGACGCCGACCGGTACAACCAGACGCAGAAGCAGCGACGCCTCGAGCTGAACATCCGCAAGGCGAAGAAGCAGGTCGAATACGCCAGTGACCCGCAGACGGAAGCCGAAGCCCGGGCGAAGGTTCGGAAGCGTCAGGCCGCCATGCGCGCCTTCATCGAAGAGACCGGGCTCGTCCGGCGGTCACGGCGTGAACAGCTGAATCTCACGATGGACCAATACCCGGCCCCGTAACCCCCCACGAAGTCCCGCCTGGCGCGGGTAGCAACACCGACGAGCCTGGCGCTCACAAGGAGAATCACCGTGTCTGACCTCACCATCCACCCTGTTCGAACGACCGTTGACGGCATGGCCGCTCTCGGCCGCTCCCGTCACGACCTCATGGGCATCCGCCACGGCGAAGGCGACGGCGGCAACGCGCCCGCCGGAACCGCGGCCGCAGATGCCGCAGCAGCACAGGCCGCCACCGACGCAGCAGCAGCCACCGCGGCCGCTGGCGCCGGATCCGCCGCCGCAGCAGCGGCCGCGGCACCCGCGGAGAACGTCTCCGACCTCCCCGCCTGGGCGCAGAAGATCATCACCGACACCCGCAAGGAAGCCGGCGACCACCGCACGGCAGCGAAGTCCGCAGGCGACACCGCCACCAAGGAACTCACCGACAAGCTCGCCGTCGCCCTCGGGCTCAAACTTGACC